TCTGAATGACCATTTGCCATCTTTGCCTAGCATCATCCATATCATTTTGCAATGCTCAGTTTTACGCTTATATGGCAATGAACAGCCCCAGCCACGATATGCACCCTTAGCCCCTGTACCTTCCCTTAGTACACGCGCGCCGTGTTGACAAGTAGGCAATGGATGTGCTCCCACTTTCTCAGTTAACAGCTCTAAAGCGTTATCAAATACAGGATCTAAATCAGCTGGTGGCTCAATAGTGGTATCCCAGACTATTTCAGCTGTTGGATTTGTTGCCTGTAAAAACTCTTTATGACTTTCTGTGCGTACACGTATTGCAGTGTCTGACTTAGCTTCATTAACCTTAGCCATTTCAAGGCTGCTTGCTCGCTTTCCTTTAGCAGATAATCCGAGATTAGCCAGGCATCTTCCAATTGCGCTAGTTTCGCAATTCTCAAACCAAAAATCGCGATCAACACCCCTATCCTTGCGAGCACCGCGCGCATAACCAATAGCGGAAGCAGCAGTATCAACGTGGGTACGATAAGCAACTGCTTTAAATATAACAATGCCTTTTTCTTCGTCATTGGTAATGAGTTCTGTGAGTATTGAGCCGTCTTCATAGGTTTCATAGAATTTGTGTATCCTCGTATCTACATCTTCATAGTTCGCTAAATTAAACATCTAGTGTTTCTCCTTTTGCATAGTCAATTTGTTCCTTCAAAGTCCACGTGCTGCCATCTGGCCATTCTTGAACTTCATTGGCGCAAGATTGGCAGTAATGCCTGACAATCAACTTGCCATATCGCTTGCTAGTTATTTGCCATACAGCTTGCGTTTGTCCACGTAAACTATTAGTGCCCCATCTGCCTTTGCAGTAATCACACCAAGTGCCTCTAGGTGACCTAGAAAGCATTAAGATCATTCCAATCCTTGACGGCAAGTTCTCCGGCAATGGCGAAGTAGGCAACGGCATCCACCCAAGAATCGTGATTTGATTTAGTTTCCATGATTCTTGCGAGCTTGACCAATGCCATACAGATTGCAATGTCCATCGGCTCAATTGGTCTTTCAAAATAGGATTCCCAAAGCTTTGCCGTTCGTAACATAGTTTGGTCGTAATGACCATGCGTTGTCCCTCTGTTAATGATCGTGTCACTAGCATTAGTCAAAATGTCTTTCGCTCGCAACTGATTTCCCTCGCCTGTACCCATCTGCCCAGCCTTCCTTATATCCTTTTTCCTTAATGAATACACCGATTGTGTATGCACTTAACACAAATAGAAAACACCACAAACCTAACTCAAGCAAACGCATATCATTCAACATCTGCGCTCACCCCATGTACATCAAGAAAATAGGCAGCAAGAACAGCGCGACTTATTCTGCCGCGTTGTTGGCTCATGCCTAGTTTTTTCTTAGCAAAATCACGTATAAATGAAGCTCGCACAAAGTGCTTGCCATCGGTATACGCACCCGACTTACGATCATACTTAATCGTCATGCCCTGAACCCCTTTCAAATAGGATTTCAAATCCTATTTTGAGGGGTCTATATGCTATTTGTCAAGATACGACACGCCATCATAGTTATCCATATGATCATCTATAGTTCTATAGATAGGGAAAATATCCTCAACCATACCGCTTGCCTTCAACTAGGAAGCTGCCATCTTTTTCTATTGGTATGGCTACTGGCTGCACACGTTTGCGGTCTATGTAAATCAAGCCAAAGCCTTGCTGCCAATTCATCGTTCCACGGGTGTAATGCGCCCTTGAGATGTCCATTAGGTGTCCTACCTCAAAACCCGTGAGAACGCCCGTTAAAACGCCACCAGAGGCCGTAGAATAGGATGATATGCCCTGCCTATGGGTATGACCACAGACAACGCTCTTACCATGCCTTTTAGCAGCTTCTAAAGCTGTAAGGCCGCCCTGTGGCTTGGTGCTTTGCTCATCGCCATGAACCATTACCCATTCATCGTGGAACTGGTATGGCTTGGTGTGGTAGCTGATGCCTAAATCATCTAGATGTAGAAACTTCTCTATGGTCAATTCAGGCAGACCAATGAGCCCAGGCAACCGCTTGCTTAGTGAGTTGTAAAGTCTTGCCCCATGATTGCTTCGGCTGAGATGTCGTACTTGAAGCTCGGCGAGCACATTGACAGTTTCGTCACGATCTCTGCCAATACTTCCTGACCACTCATCCCTACCGGTTGACCAGCGGCTAATTGTTTGGAAGTCAATTTCATCGCCCACACATAGAACGTCATCAGGTTTGTATTTCCTGATGAACTGTGCGACATTCTTAACTGCTTTCTTATCGTGGAATGGTACTTGCAAATCAGATATAACTACGATTCGCTTAATCTTCATCCTCATCTTCATCTTCATATGGAGAATGATTAGGATTCTGTATTACCCAATCGGGTAAACGCAGCTGTTCTTCAATGTACCAGCGCGCCCTATCTTCACCATATCCAGCACGGACTAAGGCTTCATAACATTCAACAATAGATGCAGCCCATATATCTATGGGTAGGAGAATGTCAGCCTTTGTTCTACGCGCAGCGGCTTCTTTCCGCTTACGCTTAGCGGCTTGTTCGCTTTTTGAGATTCTTCTTGCGCTCATGAGTAAGCAATTCTAAGACCATTGATTCAAGTTTATCTATGCGCGACACGATATTTGATGCCTCAAGTATTGCTGGCACTTCATGTCTAATAATGTATCTAAGGCCGCCGACAATGAGAGCGCAGCACGATAGTGTGGCAGCTACAAAGCCTGCCCATTCTGCCGGGCTCAACGCCGACCGAATGCCGTGTCGTTAGGATTTAACCAACGAAGAATTACTGGAAGACTTGCCGCAAGTGCAGCATTTGCAATATGTGCTAGATCCCAGCCCACCGCTAGATAGGTTGCTATTCCAGCTGCTAAGAAGCTTCTTGCCCAACTTGCGCTTACTTGCTTTAGTTGTTCCATGTAGGGGCTCTCCTGTTAGTATTGGTATCTCAAACATACTGCCATCTGAATCGCCCTTAGCAGTAAAGCTAATGTGAATATGTGTCTTATGTGGGTTTATCCCGGTGTATTTTCTCCATTTGTAATTGCGTTTGTAGCTTGCAATCTTGCCGTTGAAGATGATATAAGAGATTCTTTTATCAAGTCTGGCAAGTAATCGTAGCTGATCCGCAAAGTCATAGGGCTCCGCTTTGTGCGACCTGAAATCAACGTCAATGTCAAGGGCACGTACAATGCCTTCAGCAGTAGGATTGTGATCGGACTTACGCGCTGAATGACGTTTGTCACCGATCCAGCCATCTGAAGTTCTATCTCTATCGGGGAATGCATCATCTACCTGCTCGCGTAGTTGTATCCCTGCCTTGCATAGCTTTGCCATTATCTTTATAGATTGTGCTTAGCCTAGTAGCAACTTGGCTTCATCGGCAGTTATGCCTAGTTTTTCCAAAAGAGCTTCTTTTGCAGTTGCCTTTTGATGTTTCTTAATTTGCTCTGCTGCGGCATTTGCCAAATCTTTTTGGTGTTGAGCCAATTCTTCTGGTGTCATATCTCTTTCAACAATCTCGCCAGTTTCAGTATTGTGAATCACTATAGTTGTCATTATTTAACTCCATATAGAACATAGGAACCGCCAGAAAAGTTGTTGCCATTTTGTGTAAATAAAGTAATGCTTGAAATAGCGGAGGCGCTATTATAGTTAGCGAATTGCATTGCTTGGGTGTTATAGGTATTTGTTTGATCTCTAACTACTGAGCGCAAATAAAGCGCTTTGATATGAGATGCATTTGCATAGTCTGGAAATTGACAAAGTGCAAAAGCATTTCTATCAGCGCTCTCGTTGCCGTCATCGCCTGTAAAGAACAATCTATCTCTAAGTCCATCAGCACCAACGGCGGCTGTATTTTCTGCACTTTGGTTTATATTTATCCATCCATAATCAGTTCCACCTGTTGCGCCATTTACTCTTAGGCACAAATAATCATCTGCTGCAAAATAAAAATCTCTAACATATAAAACCAAATCCACATAACTACCAGAAATACTGCTCAGAGTTACTGTGTTAGCAGCAGGTAAATTGGCCGCAGCAATTGAAGTCATACCACCACCACTAGCAGGGGTTACCCATTCAGGAGCAGTTGCACCAGAATTGACAGCTAAAACCTGTGATGCTGTTCCAATACCTAGCCTTGCTACTGTGTCGGCTGCTGTTCCGTAAAGTAAATCACCAGCAGTAGTAATAAGATCAGTAGAGCTGTTAGTAACAATTGGTATCGGGCCAGTACCACTTGCTACTGATATACCTACACCGGCTTGAACTTCAGTTACATCACCTGCACCGCTAACACCTACCCAAGCTGTACCATTGTAAACTTCAACAGCATTGGTATCTTGTAGATAACTGACCATTCCTTCAGCCAATACACCGCTTAGCGCGCTAGTGCGAGCTGCTGAGCTTGCAAACACCATAACTGTTTGCTCATTCAAATACGTATTGACCTGAGCTGCTGTTAAGACATCACCTGTCTGAAACAGCTTATATCCTGCGCCTGCCATATTTCTCCTTAGTAGCTCAGACTATCTGAGCCTAGTATACCTGATACATCTGAATCTAGGACAAACCCTGCCAATAAAGGCTCTGTGGTGTATAAAGTAGTCATCCAAGATGACTTTGTTATATCGTGATGAATCGCATTTACTAGGCTAGATTGCACCACGCTGGATGAGCCAGGGGTGGTCTTGGTAACTGTTACTCCATCTAGTAATTCTATATCTATGCCTGCTAGGGGCTTATTGGGGTTAGCATCATCATAGAGATTCAGTTGAATGCTATCTATGCGTATCTCAGGGTCTTTGCGTGTGGCAAGTATGCCTTCTGCTTGATTTAAAGCTTCAGCATTTGTCTGTACCAATATGCCTGAGCGTGTGCCTGAATGAAGGAAAAACTTATCAATTGAATCCTGGTCAAAGGCATTCTGAGCTGTACCGCCTAAGCGTGTGATAGTCACGTCATTAATCAGCGTAGTATCGTCTAACGCTACTACTGCATTGGTGTAGGAGATGTCCACGCCTTGATCACTAAACTCATACACCGGGAAGGCTGGGTTAGAGATTAGGTTGTCACGGCTTACAAAATTAACGTTGCCATTGCCATCAACAAAGATGCCGCCAAACTCGCTCTGCTCTACTGTAAATAAGGCTTCTAAGGCATCTCTAGCGGTTCCTGGGTCTGCCTGTAGGGTAGAATCACCAGTATCTATATTTCGTAGGCTTATAGGCCATTCTATGTCATCTAAGATGGCATTCACGCGAGCCCCTGAGAGCTGCACCCCTGAGCCTGCAACTGTGTCTATGGCTGAGCCTGCAAGTAACTTAAAGCCATCTACGCATTTAAGGGTAACTGTGCTTAGTTCCTCATTGCCTTGCCTAAAGCCAGTATCGTAATTGGTGATGAAGCCTGAGAACAGGAAGTAATCATTGGTGGCATAGGTAGCAAATATAATTATCTGCCTTAGGGGTACTAGGTTGGGATAGTAGGCGCTATTTATGTTAGTGGGATTCCAATCGCCATTCTGATCATAGAGAATTACGTTAGCGGTTCCAGCCTCAAACTTAGATGTTATGCGGTTGCGACCCCGGCGTATATTTATCTTTGTTACTAGGTTTGTTATCTCAACTGGTAATGTGCCAGAGCCAAGCGTATTGGTGTTTAGGATACCTTCAGTAAGGCTATCTAAGATAAGTGGGTTGATTTCAAATGCGGTATCGCTATCAAAGTCAACAAACACTCTTACTGTAGGTGCTGGCATTAGATAGCTATGCTGCTAAACAGCAAGCCCTTTCCAGTTTTCTGATAAGTGTATTGAATGTCAGTAATGGTTTCGGCTAAATCTTCAGCTGATATTACGTTGCCTTCTACATTCACGTTAATAACAATTGGATTGCCTTCAGAATCTAGGCCAAGTCTAGCGAACAAAATATCTAGTATGTCAGCATTTGCGCTATTTTGTGCTTCTGCTAATGCTGCGGCCGCTTCTGCTGCGGCTAAGGCTGCTTCTGATTCTGCAAGTAACGCTTCCGCATTGTCTGCAAAGGCTTCTGCTTTAATTGCTGCTGCTTCAGCGTGTTCAATTGTGCCTGGAA